TGTCCAATCCTGCCAGCGCTGAGAACGCAAAAGGCAACGACAAGTTGATTGGCTATCTGATCCGGCACAAGCACTGGTCGCCGTTCGAAATGGTTTCGGCAACCATGAAAATCACCAGCACGCGCGACATCATCCGTCAGATATTGCGGCATCGCTCGTTTTCGTTCCAGGAGTTCAGCCAGCGATATTCAGCGACCGAGACTACCGGAGCCGTGCGAGAAACGCGGCTACAGGACCACAGCAACCGGCAGAACAGCCTGGAAACTGACGACAAAGAACTCGATGACTGGTGGGTTAAGAAGCAGCGGGCCGTCATGGGCAGCGCGTTCGAGATTTATGATCAGGCGCTGAAGCGCGGCATCGCTAAGGAGCAGGCCCGTGCCATCCTGCCAGAGGGCCTAACCCGCAGCACCATATTTATGAGCGGCTCGATCCGGTCGTGGATCCACTACTGCCAGCTACGCACCGGCCCGGAGACGCAGAAGGAGCATCGAGAGATCGCTGCTGCGTGCGCAGTCCAGATCGCACGCGTATTTCCCCAAATCGTCGGAGTGTTGCAGCATGACTGACCGACTGGAGGTATTAGACGGCTTTCGCCAGCGCCTGCAACGAGCCATGGATATTCGTGGATACTCACAGCTCGACACCGCCCGCGTGACTACGCTATCGCGACAGGCGATCACGCAAATTCTGGCCCCGGAGACATGTGATCGGGCTCGCAAGATGGGGCCAAAGCTGTATCAGCTAACGCTGCTGGCTGCTGGACTGCGGGTCGATCCAGGCTGGCTGGCGTTTGGCTCAGGTAATCCGCCGGAGGCTAAAGACTAATGCAGATACGACATGAGACGCTGCACAGCATCTATCATCAAGTCCAGAGCTTGTGCTGCAAGGAGCTGCACATCGCGGACGTGTTGCATTTGATTGCGCAAGCGATTGAGCACCACGAGCGCGGCTACTCACTGGCCCTAGAAATCCCGCACCAATGGACGGATCACTCGCTCCACACCATATTTTTGCCGCTGGATGAGGCTGATTTCAGCGTTGAGCTGGATGGATGACGACCATTACCGCCCCCCAGGCGCGCGTAAGATTACCTCATCCAGCGCCAAACGCAATCTGTCGCCGGCGCACTTATTGGCGGTCAATGCTGTCGCCAATTTTCGATTATCGTGGCAAGTTTTGTCATGGCCGCTGTATTTTGGATCAATGCCGCGGTCACAGTTTCGTTCTCCGCTACCAGGCGCGCCGCGTGTTCCTCGCTTTTCGCCTGCCTGAGTGCCCGCTCCCTGTCCAAATCCCGCCAATTTTTTCGAATAACAAAACAGAGAGCGAATACAATTGCAAGCAAGACCAAAGACACGTCGGACCATGTCGCGGCTCTCTCTAACAGCAGTTCACGAACGGGATCCACAGAGCGCGCCCCAGGCGGCGTTATGTCCGACAATCTGGCGCTGAGTCTCGGGCGAATCTTGGCCGCTATAGGTGATTGGTTGGAAGGAGAGGCACGCCACGTTAGTGCCTCCGGTTCGGGTCGTTTTTTGGCACGCAGCCAGCATCAAAAGCCCGCACAGCAGCAGCGCGGGCGCGCATCGCCTCTTCGGCATCGGCTTGATCCTTTCGCATCGCTTTGGCGTCCGCCTCGGCGGCACCAGCCCGCAATAGCCTGCTGGTGCGGAGCCAATCGACTACCGCGCCAGCCAGTGATAGCGCGCCCTTTAAGAACGCCAGCCAACTCATGCGCCGCCGCTCGTCATTGGGGGGCGGCCCACCGCACGCGGGCCTGGCGGACATCGACGTGAGTAAACGTTTTGTACTGACCCAGACCACCAAAGTGCCATTTGTCCATCCACTCATAGACCTCGCCGGCTGGAACGCCCTGCACGATAATGTCCGCAGCCGCCGCCACCAGATGCTGGCTGGACGCAGCGCCGCCTATTCGGCTGTTATACGCCTCGCATCTATAACCGCTCGTCACATGCACCGCTCTGCCGTACTGCCGGCGCACCGCCTCTAGCACAGACACCAGGCGCGGAGCCGGCGCGGGCTGGGAGATCTGGCAATCGCCGCGACAGCCCTTACAGGCGAACTCGCGGCGACTGAAATGCTCAGACAGGTCACCCGCCACCGCCATGCCCCCCACCGAAGGCGCGGGCATTGTCATCCAGACGCTTGACGATGTCCTTCACCGACGGCGGGATGAAATACGATGCGGCGGCCCACAGAGCGCCAGCGATGCCGGCAGCCTGCTCTGCATCCATGCCGATGGCCTGCGAGATCAGGAAGCCTGCAACGCCCGCCAGACCGCCGGCCCAGACCTTACGGTCTGGTATCCACTTTGCCACGCCGCTCATTTGTCCACCCCCAGGGCGCACGCCGCTCGAATGATACTATTCATGGTCTCAGTCCTCATGCAATATTGCTCAACACGTCTACCCTAATATACCCGTCATTGGGGAATGTCTCGATAGTGCTGTCAGAGTAGGTGACTTCGAACTCACAGACGTAGCTACCAGCCGCGGCGGTATCGGCGGCTTGCCATGCGTAGCGCACAAGGCCACTGGCGGCTGTCACCACCGTCGCCGCCGCATCAACAACGGTCGCCGTCGCGCCAGCCCGGCGCATATGAAACCGAACCGACGCGCCGCTTAGATCGATTGCAACGCCTGCCGCCGTCGTCAGAGTCGCCTCTAAAATTGGCGAGGTGTCAGACCGCTTGATTTGGAAGGCCATTGATCGCCGCTCCGTTTCCGCTGGATTGAATGGCGGCAACATTAGCTGCCGATATTGATACGCGCACAACTCGCGCGGCACTAGCAGCGCCGAACGATGGAGCCAGCGCGCCAATCGTCAACGCCGAGACAGGAGCCGAGATTATCGCCCCTGCCGATATACCCGGCGATTGGCCAGCAACATCTATCGCCGCAATTGGTGCCGAAATCGCAGCTCCAGCGGATATACCGGGCGCCAGGCTCGCAAGAGTGACACTCGCAACCGGTGCCGAGATCGCAGCTCCAGCAGATATGCCGGGCGATTGGCCAGCAATATCTATTGCTGCAACCGGTGCCGAAATCGCAGCTCCAGCGGATATACCGGGCGCCAGGCTCGCAAGAGTGACACTCGCAACCGGAGCCGAGATCGTCGCCCCTGCCGATATGCCCGGCGCTTGGCCGGCAATATCTATCGCCGCAATCGGTGCCGAGATCGTGACGCTTGCCGTCACTGATACGGCAGGCGTTAGGCCAGCGACTGCCATGTCCGCAACGGGCGCGGAAACGACTGCCCCGATGGCAAGTCCCGGCGCTAGCGCGGCAATCGTGACGACTGCGGATGGGGCCGAAACTACCGCGCCTGCCGATAGAGCAGGGACTAGGCCTGCAATTGATACCGCCGCCGATGGCGCGGAAATTGTGACGCCCGCCGCTGCTGCTGCCGCTGGCAGCGCCGCCAATGGCGCAGAGGCGAGTGGGGCAAAGCCGAGCATCTAGGGCCGGCTGGGCCAGTTGATCGTTTCGGGAAAACCCGCTTGCTCCGGCACATCGCGGAGGGCTTGGCGATAGGCGGCTAGCTCAGGCGAGAGCGTGTTATCGGTCAGCGCAGCCCAATCCGTCTCAGCCAACAGCGCATCTCGCTGCTGGCGCGCTGAGGCAGCCTGTGCGGCAACTGCATCCGCTTGACGCTCGGCCTCGGTGCGCAAATCCCACTCCGGAACTTCGATGATTTGCCCGTTTTTCAGAACTTTTGCCATCATAGCGCCCCCCTGTAGCCGTACAGCGCCGCCGTGCCGCCAGTGTACAGCGCTGTCCCAGAATAGAACGTCAGGCGCATTGCATCCGCACGAGTTGTCGTTGCAACCTGTCCGTAAGTTAGAAAACGGTAAAAATCAGAAGAAAACGAACCCGTCCCCATGCCCGTTGTTGATGCTTGATCCGCCGAAATAATTACGTCGATAACGCCTGAAATGTCGGAATTGATTGCGCTTAGATAAGACAGCCCGGTGTCACTAGCCGCATTTACCTGGCTTGATGACGTTCCGCCAATGTCCGTCGTCAATGAATAGCTATTATGAGTAGAAGTGGATATGAATGTACTCCCTCCATCAGTGGAGAACCTGATTATTGGGTAGGCATTGTCACCAGAAACATTGTTGAGAATTAATCTGAATGCTGAAAATCCCGCAGGCAAATCAAAATCAACGGCGTTTACGTTGCTGGTTACTGTGTTGGTGGCAAGCAGCACGAGACCCCCGACATCCTCAGCCGCCGCCGTGACAAAGACCGTGGCGCTGCCGCTTAGGCTGAGCAGCGAGCCGGTAGAACTTTCCAGCAGAGTGCGTGAGAGCGTCGTGCCGGATGCCGTGTATGTGCCAGTGCCGATCTCCCAGGCTGTGCCATCTTCGATGGTGTAGCGGAGCACGTCGCCATCGCTGACGCC